TATCCGTAGCAGATCTTATGGCCGGTACAATCAGCACCAACAAATTCAAGATCATGTCAGACGATGGAGGCATTCAGATATCTGGAGCAACCCAGCAGTGGAAAGATGCCAATGGAGTAGTCCGGATGCAGGCTGGCAGGGATGCCAAAGGGGATTTTACCTTTGCGCTTTTTGATGAGACTGGCAAAGGAACTCTGATCGATTCCACTGGTGTGCAGCCAGGAGCGATTGCTGATGGACTGATTGTGAATGAGATGGTTTCTGACACAGCCAACATTGCCGCTTCCAAACTGGATATAGACAGCCTGTTCATAGCAATCAATGATAGTACTCAAGTCATCAAGAGTAACCGTATCTGGCTGGATGATTCCGGACAGAGCCTGAACCAGGCTTATACCAAGATGACCAAGAACATCACCGAGATTGAATCCACGGCAAGCTCTGCATCAGACAGTGCATCTGCGGCGGCAGACGCAGCCAAGAAAGCACTGGAAACATTATCCGGTATCTCAACACTGGATGCTGTTAGCGCATCACTCAATAACGATGCGCATGTGGTCCATACCTACACAGATGGAACCGGAGGGGATTACAGTTCCTGTTATACTGTCTTTTCTGTATATCTTGGTGATACAGATGCATCTGATCATATTGATGAGATCAAGGTTACCGCATCACCTGGAATCGCAGGTACATGGGATCCGAATCTCAGAAAATATCAAGTCACAGCAATGTCCACTGACAGTGGTTATGTTGATATATCGGCACTGTATGGACTGGAGGGCAAGGCTCTTCTGGTTGGCAATAAAGGCTTGGTGATAAGTGGCAAAACGATGGTTGTAAAATCCATGGGTTCCTGGATTACCAAGAGATTTTCCATCAGCAAGGCAAAAGACGGTAAGATTGGCCTGAGTTATGACCTGAGAGCTAGTACACAGATTATTAAGAAACTGAAAGATGATAAAACACTGGAACCAGCAAATGTGACGTTCTCAGCTTTTAAAAATGACAATGGTATGGTGAGAAGTTATTCCGGAAAGTTCCAGATTGAAGAGTCAACGGATTCTGGGAAGACCTACAATATCAAATACGGATCCACATCTCCGGAGCTGATGAAGGTATATACTCCATCAAGTCTGGATGTGAATATTGTCAAGTGCTCACTATATGACGAGTCTGGTGTGCAACTCCTGGATACACAGACTGTATCGATCATCTCAGATGCTGCAGGGCTTGCAAAAGATATAGCCGCAGCAGACAAGAAGGCGCAGGAAGCTAAGAGCGCAATTGAAACGACATCTCAGGAGGTGGCTAATATCCAGAGCAGTATCAAAGGGTTTGAAACTAAACTATCTCAAACCACCACTGATCTGCATGGTGTTACAGATGGAACACTCCTATACAATGCGAAGTATCAGGACAATTGTGACGGAACTACTACGATATCAGCGGTTCTATATAAAGCTGGCAAGGATGTTACAAAAGAATATCCGGCTGCATGGTTTGCCTGGAGCAGACGCACAGAGAGTGGCGAAGTGTTCCTGCAGTATGGCTATTCAGTAACAGTAAATAACAATGATTATATGTTCGGTGGAGTAGTTATCGGACAATTCACAAGATATATACATATGGCTCTTGTCGTTGGTGGCAAGCTTCTGGTAGTTGGAAGTAAGGCTATATGCTTACAAGTAGATGCGTAAGGTGCCCGATCAGGGCACCAGAAAGGAGATAATATGGCATTACCACAGGACGGACAGAACGCAAATGCCTTGGCCACAGTAAAAGAAGTACCAACAGGAAAGAAATTGATATTTGTAGACCCAACCACAAATGAAGGCGGGATTATTACACTAGAGGATTTGACTACTCAGATACTCAAAAAATTGACATCGCAGACGTTTGCATTAGATCAGGGGACCAAGACTTTACCGGCGGCTTTAAATGAATTAAATAGTAAGGCTGTTTCAACGTATGATATGGGAAGCTACTACAACGATTATACGTTTGCAAAGTTTTTACAAGAAAAACAAGGTACTGGCATTACAATTCTAAGTGGATATACTGGATACCTGTTTTCAGATTTGCCAACAGATTTATCAGATGCTGTCAACGTCATTACATACAAGGGAAATAATCAGAAATCAGGAATATATTCACAAGGCTTTATTTCTGATAGCTTAGGTCATCGATATACGTTTGTGGCAGATGCTAGTTTTTCAAACGTTAAATTTAACAAATTCTAAATGCGGTTATGAAATAGTAAGCGGTTTTTTACTGAAAATATCGGAGATACAACTGTTGATAACCATGCAAAAATTGATAGGAATATTGATTTCGAAGCAATTAGCTGGATAAACCCTAACTATGATAAAACATTTGGCAATCAATGGTGCTTTGTAAAAAGTATCAGAATTGACCAAGCCGGATACGCATTTCAGTTTATTATTTCGTGTCAACTTAAAACCGCCGTTGCTTCGAGGTATTGTGACAAAGGTACTTGGGGAAAATGGTCAATAATTTCTTAATAACTTTCCTCTTCCCATTTAATTGGTTTGTGAACAGAGCACTTCCTGTGGCAAAATAAAGGTAAAATAAAGCCATAGGAGGTGCACTTTTTTGACAAAAATCGAAATGATACAATCGAGGATAATGGAGAGGATGCAGGATATACTTTCGAACGAACAGTTGCAGCACTTGGAGAACGTCTTGGCGATAGAATTCCACGGGATTGAGGTGCAGGAGGAGTGTACGCAGCTAGTAACGTCAGAAATTCACTGGCAGAAGATTCTCAGGACCTTCATTGCCTCGAAGAGAATCGAGAACTGTAGTCCGGGAACACTGGAAAGGTATAATGACTGCGTAGTTAAGCTTGTTACGGCTCTGAATAAGCGGCTGCAGGATATCACAACAAACGACATACGATACTACCTTGCCATGTATCAAGAACAAAGAAAGATATCAATGAGTTACATGGATACGATCAGACGGTATCTGAGTAGCTTCTTTGCCTGGATATCGGATGAGGGGTATATTAGCCGCAATCCTATGCGACGTCTCAAGAAAATCAAGGTTCCACGTCTGATTAAAAAGCCGTTTACACAGGCCGAAATGGAGCATTTGAGGTGCAACGCAGAATGCCAGAGAGATATAGCTATAATGGCGTTTTTGTATAGCACAGCGGCCAGAATTGGGGAGGTTGTGAGATTGAACCGGAAAGATATTGACTGGGGTAACAAGGAAGTGATTATATACGGAGAAAAAGGCAAGAAAGAGAGAAGAGTGTATCTGACGGATGACTGTGCATATCATCTTCATAAGTATTTGTTATCCAGAGATGATACAAACCCGGCCTTGTTCGTGAGCAATAAGCGTCCGCACACGCGTCTGGGAAAGCAGGCTATTCAGTCAATGCTTCGCACACTGGGCCAAAAGACGGAAATCCATGCTCATCCGCATAAATTCCGCAGAACTTTGCTCACGGACGCCGGGAACAGAGGAATTCCGTTGCAGGAAATTCAGCTGTACGCAGGTCATCAGAAGCCAGATACGACGATGATGTACGTGACGGTAAGTGAAGAAAATGTCCGGGCATCGTTCAGACGATACATAGCCTAAATTGCTCTAAAAAATATGATTTTTTGAAGCTGGCAGAAATGGCAGCTTTTTTGTGATGTATGAAAATGTGCAAAGACAGGAGGGAAGACAAGAGAATAATCGGAGAGGCTGTTTTACACAAAATGGGAAGAGGAAAATTATTTTACGACAGCCTTCCATTTTTCCTCATCGTTAACAAGGAACTTAATTGCATTTTCTCCATCTGTAGTAAATGCCAAACTTGTTCTTGAGTTATTTGAATTGTAAAAATCAAGATAAATATTATTCAATGCTCTTTGGCCTGAACGGAATCCTACTTTCTTACTATTTAAGCATCAGCATCTTAATGCCTCCCCATATGGTTTCGCTGGCGTTTATCGTCAATGTAGATGTGTCATCACTGTATGTACCCGAAAAAGTCCTGCTTGCCACAAAGTCTGCAATTTTAATAAAATTTACTACCCGTTTTTCCGATTTAACATCAACAAAGACAATGTACATAAATCCATTATATCGTGAAGTCGCTCCGTACATGAGAAACGATGCATAGGTGTAAGTATTAAGCTCAATATTTACAGAAAATGTTGAAAGATTTCGAATATCAATGAAGACCTTACTATTTTATATACCAGTATCTTACAATTAAGTTTTTTATTGTCGTATTTGGTGTACCAAAAACATAAGATTCGTTTGAAACTGCGTAAATATTAATGGCATTTATTGGAAATATATTTTCGTAATATTTGATAGTAGCCATACGTACTGTACCTGTTTGTGGCATTTTGCTTGCTAAATTAGTAAAGCCCGTATTGTCAATTGTGATATCACCATAGTCAACATCTATGCTTCTAAGAGCGTTACTATTTTATGTAGAACACGACAATATCGAGTTCTGTATTTACCAATCGATCACCAGCATCGTTTTTTGCCACGACAAAAGCATACGTTTTGTACGAATATAGTTCGGTGTGTATATTTCTACTCCCGGCAGAATCAAATATTTTTACGGCAATAATATTTTTTATAGACGATCCACTGATAAAATTATTTGTTGCAATTTCGCCTGTTTTACTTGTTGTTATTTTTCCAATGTAAACAGCAACACGGTTACTATTTTGTTAGTTGTGTATTATAGTCCATTTACTCCAGATATTGTTATTCTTGTTGCGTCTGCGAATAACTCCGC